TGCCGGCCCCAGGCCGGCCCACCGAGGCCGACCACATCCGCCCAGCCGCCACCCACCCCCAGCTGGCCCTGGACCCGGCCAACATCCGGCCGCTGTGCCGTAGCTGCCACCAGGAGCGCCTACAACAGCCCTACAAGCCCCGCTAGCCCCAGGAGCAGTGTCCAGGTCCACTCCGACCAGAAGCGGCCGTCCTGGGCTCGTAAAGTGGTTAAGCGGTTGACCGGCAGCCAGCTGGCGTGGAATCATGCCGGCGATGGGTGTACGCGACTGGCTGTTCGGCAGCGACCTGGACAGCGACGAGCTGGAGCGGGGTGTCCTGGAGGACACCATCGCGGCCGCCATCGCGCAGCGCGCTTCCACCTTCACCCTGGAGGAGGCCCTGGCCCTGCCCCCCATCGCGCGGGCCGTGGACATCATCGTCAGCCTGGGGAGCAGCTTCGCGGCCCAGGAGTACACGGCCGGCAGCTCCAGCCCCGACCAGCCCCGCGTCATCCGGCGACCCGACCCCTTCCGCAGCCGCCAGGAGTGGCAGTCCCAGGTGCTGTGGGAGCTGGTGACCGAGGGCGAGGCCTTCCTGCTGCTGGGCAGCTGGCTGGAGGGCTACCCCAGCCACGCCATCGTCCTGCCGGCCGGCGAGGTGCTGGTGCAGCACGACAGCCGGCGGTTCCTGCCCACCTACACCTGGCGCGGCCGCCAGCTGCGGCACGGGGTGGACATCTACCACGTCAGCATCAACCGGCGCGCCGGCCAGCTGCACGGCCGCAGCGTGTTGAAGCGGGCCCTGACCTACCTGGGCATCCTGGCCGCAGCTGAGGAGTACGCCGCCTCCAGCTTCGCCAGTGGTGGGGTGCCCAGCACCGTGCTGAAAGTGGCCGGCAAGCTGACCAGGGCCGAGGCCCTGGAGCTGCGCCAGCAGTGGGCCGAGAGCCGCCGCAACGCCACCATCACCGGGGAGCCGGCCGTGGCTGGCAGCGGGGTGGATGTCATCTTCCCGGACGTGGACCCCCAGCGGATGCAGCTGACCGAGGCCCGCAGCCAGGGAGCCACCAGCGTGGCCCGCCTCATGGGCATCCCTGGGCCGCTGCTGCTGGCCGAGACATCCGGGGCCAGCGTCACCTACTCCAACGTGGACGCCATCGCGGACCAGGTGGTCAAGCTGACCATCCTGCCCCTCTACCTGGCGCCGGTCGAGGCCGCGCTCTCCGACCTGGTGCCACGCACCAAGGCCGTGCGGTTCCCGTTGGGTGAGTTGACCAGGGCCGACGTCAGCACCCGCTTCAACGTCTACGCCCAGGCGCTGGGTCTGGGCGTACTGAGCGTGGCCGAGGTGCGCGGCCTGGAGGGCTGGCCGGCGGCCGCTGCCATCGATTCACCCACGTATGACCCTACGCCGTCCATCAGCTCCGACATGAGCCTGGTGGCCCAGGAGGTACCGGCCGCATGACCACCGACGTCACCACCGACGCTCAGCTCCTCCTCCTCGAACCGGACCAGGAGCGGGCTGCCACCCCCGAGGATGGCCGCACGCTCCTGGTCAGGCTCCTGTCCTGGGGTGAAATCGCTGATACGCCACAGGGCCGCGAGACGTTCGCCAGGGGTGCCTTCGACGGCATCGACCCGGCCAGCGTGCTGCTGGAGAGCCAGGGCCACGGTGGGGCCATCGTGGGCCGGGGCCTGGAGCTGCAGGACGACGGCACGGCCCCCATCCTGGCTGCCCGCGTCAGCGAGACGACGGCTGGCAACGACTTGCTGACGCTGGTGCGCGATGGCGTCCTGAAGCGTGCGTCGGTGACGTTCCGCCCCGATGCCACCACCCAGCGCAAGGACGGGGTGCTGGAGCGCACGAAGGTCACGCTTCGCAAAGTGGCCATCCTGCCGGCCGGGGCCTACCCCAGCGCCGAGGTGGTCGCCATGCGCCAGGAGGAACCGGAGCCGGAGCGCCCAGCTCCCCTGGAGCTTCTTCCTGGCCCGCAGCCGCAGAGCAACGTGCTGCACCGCTACGCCAGCTTGGGCGATGCCCTGCTGGGGGCGTACCGCGACGCCGAGACGGCCGACGAGCTGCACAGGGCCTTCGCCGACGACACGCTGTCTGCCAACCCAGGCCTGAACCATCCAGCCTGGTTGACTCACGAGCTGATGCGATACACAGCTGCGCGGCCGCTGGTCGCGGCATTCGGTGGGTCCATCCCGTTGGGAGATGGTGGGATGACCGTATCTCACCCGGTCATCGATGAGGCCGAGACGCTGGAATCTGGGTACTGGAAGGTGGGTGAGAAAGCTGGCCCGACCGGCAACGTGCGCATCATCCACCTCAAGTCAGGTTCGGCCGTGGTGGAGTTCATCACGACCGGTGTCAGCAACAGCCTGCAGCTGCTGGAGCGCAGCGACCCCACGTACCGCCAGCTGCAAGCTCGCCTGTGGCTGGACGAATACGCACAAGTCACCGAAGACGAGGTATGGCGCAAGGCCTTGCAGCACATCCCCGGAACGGCTGCTGCGAACCTCAAGTCGGCTGCTGACGTTCCTCCCCTCATCCAGGCTGTGGCGCTTGGCGACCAGACCCATGCCCAGGCCTGGGGTTCCAGGCCGGGGCATGCGCTGGTCATCATGGGGGCCGGCGTCTGGGCCAGGCTATGGGCCTGGGCTCCTGAGTATTTCAGCCTGGACAGTCGGCGTGGCATGGCTACGTTCATGGGACTGCCGGCCTATCGGGCCCAAAGCTGGCCGCAGAAGCTGGTGGTCACTCATGAACGTGCCTTCGCGGTCGTTGAGGCGGGGCCCTATTTCATCAGCCACCCCCACGTGCCAAGACTCAGCCAGCAGGACGCCATCTATGGCTACGTCGCCGTAGCGAATCTTGACCCGAGGGTCGGTACGCATCTTGAGTTTTCGTTGTGAAAGGAGTGGTGGGATGACCGAGCAGCTGCTGGAGCGGATGGACGCCCTTGAGGAGCACCTGGCGCGCGTGGAGGCCTCAACGGCTTTCGTCGGTGCGGCGGCCAGTGACGAGCTGAGCAGGTTCGCCAGCTTCGGGGAGGCCTTCCTGGCCGCCACCAGCGACCCAGCCGTGGCCCAGGAGCTGAGCCGCGCCCTGGCTGACAACAGGCTTAGCGACAACGCGGGCCTGAACCGGCCGCAGTGGCTGAGCCGCATCATCGACTTCATCACGTCGGCCAGGCCTGCCATCTCGGCCTTCGGTGGGCCGGCAGCTGCCCCTGACAAGGGCATGACCATGCAGTGGCCCGTGTTCGATGACACGTCCACCTTCGCTGTCGGCAAGCAGACCGCAGAGAAGGTCGAAGTGGCGACCGGCACGCTGAAGTACAAGACGGGGAATGCCACCCTGGAGACGTACGCCGGCGGCAGCGACAACAGCTTGCAGTTGCTGGAGCGCAGCGAGCCCAGCTTCCGGGAGCGCCTGCTGGCGTACTACGCCAGCCAGTACGCCAAGGCGACCGAAGCCGCCTTCCTGACCGCCATCGGGACCAACACGGCCTCCACCATCCCGGCCCCCAACGTCACCCTGCCGGCGGCCGCCACCGAGGCCCAACAGCAGGCCTTCGCTGAGCGGATGTTCAAGCTGTCGGCCCAGGTGGAGAAGGACACCGGCGGCCCGGTGGATCTCATCCTGGCTGGCACCGACCTGTGGGCACGCTTCGCCAGCCTTGCCTGGTCGACGGCCTTCGGCATCCAGAACGCCCGCGAGGCTTCCAGCCTGGCCGGCATGACCGTCAACTACCACGGGCTGACCGTGCGCCATATCCCAGGGCTCCAGGTCAACGAGCTGTTCCTGTGCAACAGCCAGTCGGCCGAGTGGGTGGAGGATGGGCCACGCACCATCGAAGCCCTGAACGTGCCCCAGCTGGGCCGTGACATCGCCATCTATGGCTTCGGCGTGGGCATCGTCTACCGGGCCAAGGGCATCCTGCATACCGGCGTGGTGCTGTAGCCATGCCCTGGCAGCCGACCGTACCGGCGCCGTCGCCTGACGCCATCCTGTCCCAGCTTGACCAGGAGGCCGGCGACCCGGCTACTGGCTACATCACCCCGGCTGACGTGCAGGAGGCCCTGAGCGGCATCCTGTCGCGCGCCCAGCTGCTTGAGGCGGAGCTGGAGGGCGTGACGCTGATGGCCACCGGGCTGCTACCCCGCATCGGCCAGCTGGAGGCTGCCGTCAGCGGCGGGGTGATTAGCTCAGGTGACCACGCAGCCGTCCTGGACCAGGTGACAGCCCTGGCCGGCGGCAGCCTGGCCCAGCTGTGGGAGGACCAGGACTGGCCAGCCGGCAGCCTGGTGTACTACGCCAACGACGGGGTGGCCTACGTGGCCACCGCTGACATCGCCACCGGGGCCGGTACCCCTGACACCCCAGGGCAGGGGTGGGCCCCGGTGGATGTCCGCAGCCTGCAC